GATGCCAGTGCCTTAGTCATCTTCGGGGTGTTTAAGGAAGATGTCGAGGGGGTGCTGGAGGATACTAGCGCCCGGTTCTGGCTGCCCCGGGAAGGCATGTCTCAAGTCATTCGGCCGCAAATGTCTAGGCCAAAATTAATCATGCTCTATGCCTGGCAGGAACGGCTGGAGTTCTTCGACCTGTGTCAGAAAGTGCTGCAGACCTGCCTTATTAGTAACTCGCCAAGTCCGCACCCGCGCTTCCCGGTCGATCGGCTTTTAATCGAGGGCAAGTCCTCCGGCCGCTCGATCGCCCAGGAACTCTATCGCATGGTAGGTGGCTCCGGGCGGTTGGCCGTTGAGGTCATCGATTACAGCCGGGGTAAATATACCCAGGACAAGGAAGCCAGGCTGCATTCAATCCAACACATCTTTGCCGACAACATGGTCTATGCGCCGGACAAGGACTGGGCTGATATGGTGATTAACCAGGTCTCAGTCTTCCCAAAGGGGTCGCACGATGACCTGGTCGATTGTGTTTCTATGGCTATTAGGTATTTGCGTGACACTGGCTTTGCTTTACGTCGGGAAGAAGCGGAACTGGTGAGTGAGGAGGAATTAAGATATAAAGGTCAACAAACGCCGCTTTACAGCGTATGACTAATCTTGGCCACATATGGCGAAAAAGCCTCGACGCCGGAATGTGGGGGAACTTTCCAGGCGAGCCAAGAAATTTGGCACGACCATCAGTTCTGAAAAGGCTATACAGGAGGCTATGCGTCTTTATAGCCGGGCACTAGAACGATTGGCGAAGAAATAGATGGCCCCTCTTCGTAGCGGCAGTATGCCTGCGAATGTCGTTCCATTCGGAACGCAGGGCGACCAGCACATTGCCTTCGGCGATAATACTATCGAAGTCTCCCATCCTGACGGTTCGGTAACAGTTGATTTTAATGCCGACGAACCGAAGGAAGAATCCACCACCGACTTTGATGCCAATCTTGCTCTCAAGATGGAGAGCGGAGAACTGTCCACTATTGCCAACGATTTGTTACGCGGAATCGAAAACGACGAAACCTCCAGAAAGGAATGGATAGACACCCGTAAACACGGTGTGATGCTGTTAGGACTCAAATTGGAGAAACCTAGAACTGATGCTGGTACTTCGTCAGCTCCGCTGGAGGGGATGTCGGTCGTCCGACACCCTCTCTTGCTGGAGGCCACGGTGTCGTTTCAGGCGACTGCTCGAGCTGAGCTCTTACCTTCAGCCGGGCCGGTCAAGGTTCGTAACGATACGCCGATGCCGCCGGCTAATACCAACCAGGATACATCGGCCGCCCAGCAATTAGCCGAAAGCCTGCAGTCCAAGGACGAACTCTCGCAGGCGCTTGAGAAGGATATGAATCATTATCTCACTGCGATTGCGACAGAATATTATCCCGATACGGACCGGATGCTCTTTTACGTAGGCTTTGGCGGGGACGGATTCAAAAAGGTTTATAATTGTCCACTGCGTCAGCGTCCAGTTTCCGAGAGTGTTGACGCGGAAGACCTCATAATCTCCAACGCAGCAACGGAATTGCATAACTGCGGGCGGGTTACGCATCGCATTAAGATGCGCAAGAGTATTCTCAAGCGCATGCAAATCATGGGTGTCTACCGTGATGTCGACCTGATGACCCCACAATGGCCAGCGCAAGATGCGTTGGAAAAAGAGAAGGAAAACATTGCCGGTCATCGTGAAGCTCAGCGCCGTCCGGAAGACTTGGATTATACGATTTATGAAGTTTACTGCGAGCTCGATTTAGATGAATTTGCCCCTAAACAATTCAAAGGAAAAGGTGTACCGTTACCCTACCGGGTAACCTTGGAGAAGGATAGCCGACAAGTTCTTGATCTGCGTCGTGGTTGGGACGAGGACGATGAGCAGGCGATTGCCAAACAATACTTTGTCCAATTTCCTTTTGTTCGCGGCCTGGGCTTTTATGGCCTTGGCTATGTCCATCTTCTCGGTAACACGACTAATGCACTTACGGCCGCATGGCGACTTCTCATCGATGCCGGAATGTTCGGCAATTTCCCCGGATTCCTGTTCGCCAAAGGAGCCGGAAGACAGAATACTAACACCTTTAGGGTCGCACCTGGAACGGGTGTTGCTGTCGACACCGGAGTAGTCCCGCGTATTCAGGACGCCATCATGCCGCTCCCCTATAAGGAGCCTGGCGCCTCATTTACCGGGTTCATCCAGCACGTCGAGGAAGTTGGCCGCCGATTGGCATCCACGGCCAACATCCAAGTCGGTGAGGGCAAGCAGGATGCCCCGGTCGGCACGACGCTTGCCCTTATCGAACAAGCCTCGAAAATCATGGACAGCGCCCATAAGCGCCTGCATGCTGCCCAGGCTGAAGAGTTTAAATTATTGAAATGTCGGTTTAAGGAAGATCCAGAAGCTTTCTGGCGCCACAACAAGAACCCAACGCTTCCTTGGCAAAAACAGCAATTCCTCGAGGCTTTGAATAATTGTGAACTCGTACCGGTTGCTGACCCCAACAATCCAACGACGCTGCACCGTGCCGCCAAAGCCCAAATTATTAAAACTCTACAGGCGGCTTCGCCCCAGCTCTATGACTCGACTGCTGTCGATATGCGAGTTATGCGAATCACCGACATCGACCCTCAAGGTTTATTTGCACCCGCACCAGCACCTGAGCCTCCGGACCCGCGCATGGTTGCGATTCAACAAAAGGCGCAATCCGAGCAGGCCAAAATCGCGGACTCCGCAGCCGATCGGGCCAGCAAGGAAAAAATCGCGCAGATGAACCTGCAGAAGGAATATGTAATTCACGCCCACGATGCCGCTATGGACCGAATGTCGGCCAGCCAGGAATTGGCGCTCGACCGCGCCAAGGCCCAGCAGGAAATGCAGGTAGACGCTGCGCAAGCACAGCATGAACTGCGCGGTGGCCTGGTCGAACATGCCCATGAGATGCAGGTTGAGCAGGCCAAGGCAGCTCATGAACTGCACCGGGAGCGGTTCAAGTCGGCGCAGGAAATACAAATGGAGCAGCAGAACCATGAAGCTGCCATGCGCCGGGCACAGGCTGAGCATGAAATCAAACTCCGTCACATGCAGGAAGAGCATCAGGTGAAACTGGAGACGGCCAGGGCCGAGAGTGCAGCTAAGGTCGAGGCCGCTAAAGCCATGGCAAAGGTCAAAAAATCTGCTAAACCTAAGAGCGAGAGCTGATATGGCTAAAATCCAAGAAACCCAGAAATGGGGTCGTGCTGTTGCCAAGTCTCGTTATGGCGGTGAGAAGTCCGGCAGTCTGCCGGTCAGTCCAGCGCCAAGCGAGCAAGCGCCGCAATTCAAGGACGAACAATGCTCTGACCACGTCGATGCCGACGGTTGGGTCCGTGGCAAAGGCAAGGAATCACCCTATCCAACCTTCGACCATGGCCATCTAGATAAGAGGAAACCACGATAATGGCTCATCCTTTCCAGGAACATAAAGCCCATAAGGTCTCCCGCTCCCGTGTTGGCCATATCATGAAGTCCGGCGGTCATCCCCATTCCGATGCTGCCGCCGATAAGAAGCTGTTCAAGGAACTGATAGCCAAGCATCATGCTGCCGAGAGTCGTGCCCCCGGCCGTAAGCATGGCGGCAGACTCGATAAATATGCCCGTGGCGGTCGCACCAAGGACCACGGCAAGCACCAGGTTAATATCGCTATTGTTAATCCAAAAGGTCATGAGGGCGCCGGTGCCGGCCCGATGCCGGCGCCAGGTGCTGCCCCGCCACCGCATCCACCGATGGCCGGTGGCCCACCGATGATGCCTCCCGGAATGCCCCCTGGTGGTGGTCCGGCGGGTCCAATGCCTGGAATGCCTCCAGGCGGTATGCCTGGTCGGCCGCCATTTAAGCGTGGCGGCAAGGTCAAGGGCTTTGCCAAGGGCGGCAAGATTGGAACATTGGCTAGCGTGAAAGGCATGAAGGCCGGTGCGGACTCCGGTATTGGGCGTTTGCAGAAGATTCATGTCTATGGTTCCAAATCCGGCAGGCGCAAACAGGCGCGGTAATGGTTCGCAGCCGTTTCCACTCGTTGTTACGCGCCAAGGTTGAGGAAGAAGCAGAAAGCAGGAGTGCGGCCATTGCCGCAGGGAATTGTCTCGAATATTCGCATTACCGGGAACAATGCGGTTATGTTCAGGGTATGTTGGCTGTTCTGAAAATGGCTGACGATATTGAGTCGGAGGAAGGTTAATGGGAGTAGTCGTACCGCATAAAGCTATCGATATTGTTGCCAATGCTAAAGACCCCAAGAAGGCAATTCTTGATACTCTCGGCGATTATTCAGGCTACGAAGTCACCCATAATTGGGTATTAATGGCGACCTTTTTTCGGCCACAAAAGACTTCTGGCGGTATTATCCGGCCGGATAGCAATGTTGAAGAGGATATGTGGCAGTCCAAGGTTGGCCTGATTATTCAACTTGGGCCAGAAGCCTTTAAGGAGACTGCCGATTATTCTTTTGCCATTAAATGCAGCGTCGGCGACTGGGTTACTTATTTTGTAAATGAGACAAGACAGCAAAGCGTTAATGGATATCCCTGCCGTATTATTCGTGATGCCAATATAACTGGCAGGGCAAAAGATCCGATGATGGTATTCTAGGAGAGGTTGTCATGCCGCGTGGTCGTCCTCGTAAAGTGCCGGATATGCGCGAAGGCGTGCCGTCGGCACCATCGCCAGAAGAGGCTAAACTATTCGATAGCGAAACTATTCAAACGGATCAGGAGCCTGAGCCTGAGCCTGAGCCTGTAGAAATAAAAGCTGAACCAGAACCTAAGCCTGAACCCAAGGTTGAGAAGAAGCCAGAGCCGCCGCCGGAGGACGATGAAGCCACCAAGGCGCTCAAGGCCCGTATGGCCGAGATGGAGCGGTCGTCCGAACTAAACCGTCAGCGGGCTGAATTAGCCGAAAGGCAAGCCAGGGAATACCAACAGCAGGTTTCGACCCAGCAAAGACAGACCTTTGAATCCCAGCGCGATGCCATTCTCTCCGGTTATGCGGCTGCCCAGGAAGCATCAGAGCGGGCCAAAGGTGATATTCGTGCCGCCAAGGCTAATGGCGATGTCGAGGCCGAGCTTGAGGCTATTGACCGGTTGGCAACCGCCAAGGCCGACTTACGCGACTTTCAGCGTGGCAAGGATGCCGTCGAGGCCGAAGAAAAGCGCATGGCAGAGGTAGCTAAGGAGCCGCCAAGACAGGAGCAGCAACGGTTACCCTCCCCTGGTTCGGATGAAGAGATTAATGGCTTCCAAATCACGGAATCCGAAAGAGGAATGTTAAAAGACCATCGTGAGATACTTACAGGCTGGCGAAGGGCGGCATTAACGGCCTTGGTTGATGAGCTTAGGGGGCAAGGTATCGTTAGTGGTAATCCGGCCTTTGCTGAACGTATTAAATCTGAGTTTCATATAGGTCAGGAAAAGCCGGAGTCCGAGCCGCCCCCTAAACCGCAAGAATCAAGAAGGACCAGTATCGTGAGCGCACCAGTATCACGCGAGACACCGGCTACTCGAGATAAAAACAAGATAGTCGAACTAACACCTGAACAAGCCGAGGCCGCCAGGATTTCCGGCATTACTCCGGCCGAATACGCCCGGCAATTACTGAAGCTTCAGCAGTTGGAATCTAGCGGTCAGTATAAGAGGAATACCCAATGAGCGATGAATCTGTAGTCGCCCCGGTCAAGAAACATCGTGGCTGGCCAAAGGGTAAGCCGCGCAAGCCGGTTGTGGCTAGTCCAATCGAGCGCCCACCAGAACCGTCACCGGTTGAACGGGAACCCAAGCGTCAGAACCCGCATGAAGAGCCGGTCTGGGTCGATACCGTAGATCCAATGGCCGAGGATACCCAGAGCCCACTGCAATTTGGTCCTGATCTTTTATCTAAACTGCCGAGAGAACTGAGCTTCCGCTGGGTTCGGGTAGCCATTAATGGTCAGCCCGATGCCATGAACCGGGCTAATGCCGAGCGCGGTGGCTGGCAGCCAATCTTCCCTTGGTACTTTAATGGTGCGCTTGACGGACTTTATGCCCCCAAAGGCGATACTAAGGAAATCGGTTATGACGGTACGCTGGTCTTGATGGCTCGGCATGCCAAGAGAACCGAGCGGGCTCGTGCTGTTGAGTTACAGCGGGCCCGTGAGCAGCTCGCCGCCAAGGAAGCACAATTTACCGGTGGTGGTCTGGAGGGAGTCTCGC